GCCCAGTCACGACCTTCTGACTCCATTGTATCTACAGCCTTGCGCTTGTAGTCTTTTGGATTTGTATGTTCCTTGACAACTAGTGCAAGACCACGTTCTGCATTGTAGTTTGCAGAGTCTTCATCTAGTTCTTCAATGAAACGAATTTTTGCTGATTGGCCATCGGCAAGTTTTAACCATCTTACCTTTGGTGAGTTTTCGTCATATTTTGGTTTGTCAACTAGGGCATTAATGTTTTTTAGTCCCTTTACTATAGTCATATTATTTTTTTCTCCTTGTATGCTTTTATCTATTTTAACATGCCGATAATAGAATTGTCAAATTGGAACTCCAGTTTTTTAATTGAATCATCGTCCATATCGCCTATATCTTTATATTTTTTATCTATGTAAACAGAAGTAACAACTGGTCCAAGTTTTTCAACTAACTTATCTCTCATTATCATTCCTGCATCATCGTTATCTGCAATTAAAACAATACTATTAAAATACTTTTCTAATAGCCTTATTTGTGCTGCAGAAACATTAGCCCCTAACGTAGCAACGGAAGGGAAACCTACTTGATCTAATCGTATAGCATCAAACGATGATTCTACGACATAAACTATATTTGATGTTTTAATTCTATGTAAATTAAAAAGAATTTTTCCTTTTGGTAAGCCTGGAGTATTTTTAAATTCTTTGCCTTCAACGGTTCTTGCAACAAATCCTATACACATTCCATCAGGAGAATGAACTGGTATAGTGACAGAATCTTGTTTTTCTGAATAGCCAAGACCAAATTTAATTACAGAGTCTTTTGTTATTTTTCTTCCTTCAAAATATCTAATTGCCCTTGGAGAATCAATTGCCTGATTGTTTAATCTTTTAATAAGTAGTTCATCATATTGAACAAACTCTGGCTTATCTATTAGCGCTTTATTTATAGAATCTTCAATACTTGTTTCTTGCTCTTTACTTTTAATATATCTAACAGATTCAAAGTATGTTCTATTAGACACATGCATTACAAATTCAATCAAAGTTCTTGTAGTTTGACATCCGAAACAAAAAAACATTCCATGATCTTTTGATACTTCTCCTGCAGGAGTTCTATTATTATTGTGATAGGGACAAAAAACAATGTAGTCAGTTCCATATTCTGCTTCAATGTCAACACCTGCCCCAACTAAAACACGACGAACTTGGTCTGCAGTATAAGAATCTTTATTTGCCATCTTCAAAATCCTTATAACGATAATATCCTCTATCAAAGTCTACCTGTACTAAAAAGTCTCCCATAAAACCATTTCTATTTTTTCTAAATACGCACTCAATAATATCGCTATTGGTAGCACGACCTAACGCCATTACCCAATCAGCATCATAAGCAATCTGTCTTGACCATGCTGTTTGACCAAGTGTTGGAGCACTGCTTAGGTCTTTTACATCGTCTGGGGTAGCAGATGAGATAGCAATAATGGGCACTTCTTCACTAATAGCCATAAGTTTAAGTTCTCGTGAAAGGTTCTTCATTCGTACCGTTTCATTATCTGATTTTTGGTTTGGACTCATTAATTGTAAATAATCCACAATAACAAAGTCTGGTCTATACTGATCAATCTTTCCACGAATAACTGATGGGGTAACTTCTCCACCATTGTCATTAGAAATAATATGAAACTCTGGTCTACCAGCAACTTTATTAGCATGCCAATTTTTAAGCATATCAAGTTCTACTTCACCATTACTTAGTTTACGATGAGACCAAACACCCTCACCCATAATTGCAAATACACGATTACGAACTTCTGTTTCGGACATTTCAAGAGAAATAATTAGTGGAGATTTGCCTTGTTTCCAAGCCTGTACAGCAAAGTAAAGTGCCATCCAAGACTTACCAATACCTGGATAGGCTAGAAATACTCCTAGTTGACCTGGCATAATTCCAGAAGGTAGGTAATTATCAAACCCTGGAAGATTAGTCTTAATGCCAATCTGACCAGTCTCTTTTTGTTTTTGCACATTTTCATAATATGCAAGTGCGGATTCCAAATCTGTTGCATCAATATCACGAATAGCAGAGGTATTCTTTTTTAACTCAGATGTTTTTGTTATTAACTGCTCAAGAGCATTAGAGCCATTTCCTACTTGAACTTCAGATGCTGCATTACGCAAAATATCTTTTAGACTATCATTTAGGTATTCTGTTTGTAATTCTTCAAGGTGATGCTTTGTTGATCCTACACCATCCACCGTAGCAAAATCTCTAAATTTTTCTATTACTAAAGATGCTGGAGGAACTGACTGATTATTTTCTGAATATAATCTAATAAAATTCCATACGTCGTTGTGTGTTCTTAAAAGATTTTCAACATTAGCCTGTAACAAAACATGAATTTGTTTGTCATTGAGCACTGCTGTGATTAGTTTTGCTTCTGTATTATTCACTTAACCACTCCTTTGCTAATGCTCTTCGTTCTTTACGCTCTTTATAATCTTGTTCTACTTCTAGTTTACCATTAATAATTTTTTCCATATTGTATGCAAAATAATTCCATGTTGGATCTTGTGCAATAGAAAAATAATATTCTAATACATCATAACATTGACCAATTCCATAAGACTCAATAAGTGCATCGGCAGCCCACTGCTCTACGTTAAGATTCATGTTAGACTTTTGCTCATACCTTTGCAGGTAAAACTTATTAAATCTACTGAGCAAGGCCATTCGGTCTTTGCGTTCAGCCATTAGTCTTTACTGTCAGACTCTGCTTCTGCTTCTTTAACTTTTTCTGTTAATTTGTCTTCAACAAATTTATACATTCTTTCAAAAGCCTGATCTGTATTTTCTCCATCACGCTTTGAGTCAACTACACCAAAGTCAAACCTTAGTGATTGGAAATTACCCAAATTGAGGGTATATCCTAGTGCTACTGATATCTTTGTGTTTTCGTTTTCCATTATCCCCACCATTTCTATTGCTAAATATTTTCTGCCCAAACAGGAATGAATCTACCATCTTCTGTCTTCGTATATGTAAGTATACCGTCCCCCATTCGCCGTGTCAATTCTTGGCTTGTGGGTGTCATATTATTTGTTATAAGTCCATCTTTTCTTGGTTGTCCTATATGTATAGTAGCCAGTATAGCACGAATATCCCTAACCATGCTTTCTGAATAATAAGACCTTATTCTGAATCCACGCTCACCATTTAACTTTGCACCAACTGGTGGTGGAATCATGCCAGTTTTAATTAACTTAGGCATATATTTTCTATGACGATTAATTAACTTAGCAGTCTCTGCAACAGTGTAGGCTCTTTCCCTGCTTTTCCTAAAATCTGAACGCAAACAAGTTTCAAGTCTATCTTTAGTTATATTATAAAAAGAAACCATTCCAGTAGATCGTGAACTATGATGAATCCTTACTAAGTCATTATTTAGAAACCATATTTTTTGATTTCCTTTTATTACAGTTTCGTTATTGTAAATTTCGCCCTGTATAATTCCTTTGCCAGTAACCATCTTCCCTCTTCACTTTCTGCTGGTGGATGAAAAAACTTTCTCAAACCACACACGACGCAATAAGTTTCTATGTGTTGAATACTGCTATATTGCCTATCAACAAAAGTTCTACCCTTGCATTTTGTGCAAGTAATCATTAAATTATCCTTTAGTTTGGAATTCCAACAATTATTAAATGTACTGCTAAAGACAGATCACCTGAAGCCCCAAATCTCACAATACCCTCAACTCTTGTTTCTGTAACACTTTTTAAAATAACATTTACATTTTGTCCCGCTGGAGTTTGGCCAATATTCACTGGTGTGGCTGAAACTATTGGGGGATACTTAAAATCTTTAAAGTCATAGGTAAATGTTCTTTCATTACCAGCAGAAACTGTTGAGTTATTAGCAACTTCAACATAACCACCAATTATTCTTGAATTAGAAGTTTTAATTTCTTGTTTTCCAGCACTTACGGTATCTATAACTGTTTTATTTGTAGTTGTAGATGCGACCTGCGTAGAAAGATCATTTACAGCATCAACTAAACTATATAAATATGTAACATCAAGGGGCTGCCCTCTTTCTGGTAGTGGTACTTTAGCCATCATTTCCTCCTATTAAAGTATATCATTAAACCGTGTGTGGACCATCTTCATAAACCAATAAAAAAGAAGAGTCTCTAGTAATTGGGGTTCCCTTTAAATATATTTCTGCTGAAAGTTTATTTGGTGCAGAGACTTGAACTATTCCATTTATTGTGTACGTATTAGGAATTGGAAAAGAAATGTTTCCGCCATCAATTCTTTGTTTGTATATCCAATCTCCTCCATCACTTCTATCCCATTTTAACCAAATATCAAATTCATGTGCTTTTCTAATTTCAGTTCCACTTTTTTGTATTGAAACAGAATCCCAAGCAAGAGTCGCTACTTGCCCAGATTTATTAAAAGATATATTACCAGCAACATACGTATAATTTGGTTGAATAATTAATGTTGGAGACCATTGAGATGTTCTATTTTTATCTTCAGAAACTATTCTATACTTTAAAACGTACCCTTCTTCATTTACGTTTACTGTAGGAAGGTTTGTTTGTTTTATTCTTATTTTTTTAATTCCTGCATCAGACATTACGTTACACCAACTGAAAATCTAAACTCAATATAATTGCTAGTGTTAGGACTTTTTACAATAGTTGATGCATCTGCATTCTGAATTACTGAATATCCAGTTAAACCATAAAGTGGGTTTACTGTAGCAATATTTTCTAATTTCATTGCGTCTAATGCTACATAATAATTATTAGATGGCACTCCTGCATCAATAACACAGGCATATATTTTTACAACTGTAACCGCATTCCATGTGAAGTTAGCGCTTGTATATAATTCTTGAAGTTGCTTTGTTACAACAAAATATCTTTCTGTAGAAAAATCATATGCCCCACCGCTACTATCATCAACAACCTCTGCTTCAAACCTAGCATATTCTGCAGTTTCTGTTTCTGTTGATGCAAACTCAACCATTACTCTTACGGTTTCTGGAGTTGTTGCAGATTCTCCATCTTTATTAATTAATGAAAATGCCAAGCGTAACTCATCTATTGGAGAATTTCTTGTAAAATCAATATTAGAACCAGTCAGATGTATATGGTTTGACCCAGGCTCTATTACAAAATGATCTTGTGCTGAACCGCTTTCTTCATTAATTGTAATCTCAGAATCATCACCTTGGATTAAAATAACGTTATTTAAAAATCTTGGCCTTTCATATCTTTCAATTCTTGGAGATTTAAAAAATATTGGATTATCTCCATTTGTTTGAAATACAGGATCTGCAATTGCAATAATATTATCAGACTCTGGTGCATCTAATGCAGTAGAAAATGTGTCAATTGCTACTGCTGCCTCCGCTGTATGATGTTGCCAGTTTTCAGTTTGCGTAAAAGCAAATACAGTTTTACTATCATAGGCGCCAGCAGAAGGATTTGATCCAGCAGAATAAATTCCAATTTCAGAAATTTCATATCTTTCTTCTGTTGGTAATTCTGCAGTTAAAACAATTTTATCTAACCCACCCTCATTTACAAAACCTCTTGAAGATATTGGAACACGAAACATTTCAAAATCTAAATTTTGTTTTGCTGAGTAGTTTCCAAGTGGGTCTCCAGTAGTTAGTGGTGTAGCCCCACAACCAATAGCAAGATAAGATGCATATGCTGGTGCTTGTCCAAGCAAATATTTTGCAATAATGGTTTTACCAGTATTAGTTATCATGAGGCTATTTCTCCAAGATCTGCTTCATATATTGTACCATCTGTGGTAATTTGTACCTCAATTTGTTCATCATTGTTTATATTAATAAACTCAATAATTAAATCTCCCGTGTTTTCTTCAATATAAACATTTTCTCCATTTGGTCCATTTCCTTCATTTGGGATCTTGTCTTCTAGTTTTATTGAAAATCCAGAAAAATATTTATCTGAAGTTTGCTGAAGGCTAAGGATGTTGTTTGGATTATATCTTTGTTGTATTGACGATAAATTTTTAATAGGCTGATAAGATATTTTTTGACCATTAACTATGTCAGACCTTGTTATATTAATCAATTCTTGCCCACCTATATTTTCAAATATTAAATCTGCCATTGTGTCTATTGGCGTTGCTTCGTCATCAAATAAAACAATGTCTGTGGTTGCAGTTTTAACTGGTGGTGGTGGAGGTGATACAACTGTTGCAGATATTGGCGATGGAGTAAGTGGTGTTGATACGGCGACCACCG